CGATAAAGATGAACGCAATATGCTCAAAAAGAAGATTTGTCAACCTTAAAAACCCGCTTAGTTCCCTCGTCAACTTCAGAGAGTATCTTAAACTTTGGAGTCTCACCATTCTTAGTGACGAATGATTTCATCCGTTCAACTTCACCACGGGGCTACTTGTTTCCAATAATGAATACAGTTGAAGACATTTTTAATATTTACTTACAATAAAATGTTACTCGCCATTCTACTCATCATTGTAAATATATACATTCTTTGTCAGACGGGGAAAGATCGAGTTTTCACTCCAAAGGTACAAGGCCTTAAAAAGTGGACTGTTTACGGGACCATGACATGCAAATGGACTCGTAAGCAGTTAGAGTATTTTAACAATACGAAAAGACATTACGTCTTCATCAACTGTAATGAAGAATCATGCGATAATATAGACGGCTTTCCTTATATTATCCACCCTGATGGTGAAATCAGTATCGGGTACACCGAATTTTAAAGACCTCGCACGACGCTAAGAGCGATAGAAAGTACGAACGCGTCACCTAGAGTGTTGACAGGCTTGAGGATGCTTATATGTTTCACGAGCGATCGGTTCCATAGAAGACGGATCAGGAAGGTGGTGATGAGGAGGGCGAGAATGTACAAGAGAAATTCCCTGACCATATCAGTACGAGTTTGAGATTTGGCAACGTCTTTAATCATTTATTACATGTTGATATTTTTTTTCTAAATAGATAGTAAGATGACCAATTTACCCTTGAGTGGTTCCGAACCAAAATTCACGAATAGACGATGGTCGACTAAAACGGGTGTTGGAAGTAATAACTGCTATGCGTATGCTGTGGGAGACTACGAAGCATACAGGTGGCAGAAATCGATACCGGGTGATCGATCGGGACTTTCTAACAAAGGTCACAATTACACGTCATGTAAGGGGTTAGCTGACCGCGTTGTTTCGGATAACCCAAAAAAGGTTTACAAAGCCCGAGCGAATGAAAAATGTAAAAAGGGATACTACAAAGTTATGATGTTCGTGTCACCTGGGAGACCTACAAACTATATTCGACAAGGTGATTTTCACTTTTATAAACAGCATGGTGTCATCGAGTATAAGATCAAACCAGGTGACACAATCGCGTCTGTGGCAAAGTTTTTCAAAATTCCAGTGTCCCGAATTCAAGGTGCGGGATCATTTAAAGTTGGTAAACGTATTGTTTTCCGTGCCAATGTATTTAGTCATAAACGTGGGTGGGCCACAGGACCTCTCCTGAAAGATGCTCGGGGTAATATGATCAAGGATCCACGGACATCTTCGAGGGATTATTCCACGCTAAACTATAAACTATACTGTGGGTCATTCTGCGTCAAGAATAGAGGAATCAAAGTCGGCAAGACTCACCCCAAGGTCGGCAAGAATACTGTCTAGGTCGGGCTGATTTTCAACGTCAAAGTTGATATCAAATAGATCCAATACATCGAATATGGAATCTTCATTCAATGACACAGAGTTTGCAACTGCTGTGTGATTGTTCTGAATCGTAACTAAAACATTAAAGTGAGATGCATCAAAAACTTTTCTACACGTGGGACACGTGTTCTTACCTTGGTTTTTCCACGCCTGTAGACAGTGGGAATGAAATATATGTCCACATCTGATCGGAGGATTTGACCTCGTCGATCGGACTTCACCGAGACATATAGCACATATGGGCATTCTACAGTAGGGTAGTAAAGTATTTTTCGTAATTTAGCTCATGTAATTTAATAAATTTTGGATGTATCGACTAGGGGTTTGTTGCAATCTACACACGGGCCCGTACCCTGGTTAGCTGCTTGAACTTTGTTGAAAAGTTCGGGACCAGACTTCTGAAGAAGTTGGCGGTAAGAGTAATTATCCTCATAGGTAATATTGTTCTGCTTCATGACATAGTTGTTGAACAACTGGGCTGAAGAGTTCACAGTGAAGCATCGTCCATCGGCCATTCCAAGTCGTTGAGACATATTGTTACTATAAATTTAGAAATTAATTTGCCGGTTGTTAATTGTATGTAACCATGATTTGAATCCCTTATTTTTCAAATGTTCCACAAAAGGATCGCATCGGTATCCCAGATAAATATCAAATACATCAGTTTCCTGTGTTTGGGATACACGGATTGATTTGTTTTCATTTATGTGCTGGTTAATGATATTATAGGCAAATGCGATTTCCTTGAGTGTTTCCGCACCGGTGATGATAATTTTACCAGTACTGAAGATACTGCAAGTAATCTCCTTCATATCATTTGCTGGTTTAAACTTAATCTTCACGGCAGAGTAGCGATCTGGTTCAAATGATACTTTGAAAATATCAGAGTACTCTTCAAACCAATTCGAAACCACATGAAGGTTGATATTGTAGTTTAAACTGAAGTTGGAGTTAATCATCACTACACGGAAGGAATCTTCTGGTATATCATGATCGATATCAAGAAAAGTCTTGAAAATGTATGTAAGTTGTGTGATGATACGCTTACAGTCAAAGAGATCACAACAGCCAGCGACTTGAATACTTCCATTGGGAAACACCTTTACAGACTTGGTACTGTAGCTGTCATGATACGTCAGTGTAACTTGATTGTAAAATGTCGTCGGTTTCAGTTTCCAGTGAAATCCTCCGTCACCTCCAGAGCCTGATCGTTTCATGGTGTAAGAACCAATCTCCTCGAAAATAGCTCGAAGTCTCTTTATATTAATCTGCTGAACAAAACTTGATATCATGGTTATTGTGGTAATCTTTACCCATGAAGGTCTTAACTCATCAGGTAAAGCTTTACGAAATTCATCCAGTGTCAATAGATAAGAAAAACTGTTGTTTGCGATCGATGAATACATCTCGATTTTGGGGCATACTTTATATGTTCCACACACCCCACTTAGGTGTTTAAAGACTAGATTCTCTTTATATTCACATGAACTGCTTTGTTAAGAGTGCAACCTCTGTTTACGATGTTGACTCTAAAATGAATTATATCGAAATCGTATACGAGCGATTCATAAAGAAGGATAAGAAACACGACACGTATGTCGATTACATTTCGACCGAACCCAATGGAGATTGGACCATGATAAATTCTACCAAGAGAAACATATTATACGTAAAGTTTCTTGATACTATGGTTAAAAAGACACTTGAAGTGCAGCATAAAATAGCAGAGCTCACACTAGAAAATGTGTTTACACAAGACTATAACTATATTCGTCTCGCACATTCGAGTAAAATATTGGACCCCACATTCCAGCCACCGATTATCAATATGAACAGTGCTTGGCAAGTGGATTTTATGAAGAAATTTTGTAAAAAATACCTCCTTGAAATAGTTCAGAGGTGTAACAACATGGGGCGTTTAGAGTATTTCATTAACGTCCTGAATATAATACAATCAGAAGTATAAACAGTACACAAAGGAATATACCAAAATAAGGAATCCTCATCTCCTTTTTCACAACCTTCTTCTTTTTTGATGGGCAAGTAAAACCAGTATCTATATTTCGTTTAGGTTGAATAATGATATCACGAACAACTGGTTTTAATTGGTCGTTACATAATCCAAAATCACAAAATACACTACGATCATCTACAGATACTGGTTTACATACAGTTTTCTTCAGTTCTGAGAAATTTTCAAATTCACCCGTCTGTCGCATACCTCCTGGAAGGGAGAAATCATGTGTGACAAATGGATTGACGTCATTGATCGCATCTTCGTCGTTGAGCATATATGAACTCATACTTGCTATTACTTCAGATTATATTTCTTATCTCGCATTTTAGTTTTGTGTTCACACCACATCTGATCGAGATCTACGTTTAGCATATGTGCCAGTTGAAAAAGATAACTGAAAACGTCACCCATTTCCATCATAATATCAGTACCCCGATCCTTTTTGAGATTTGTCTTCTTGAACGTTTTTTTGTGTTGACGAATCGCCGATGCTAATTCACCAAACTCTTCTGTTAGTAAAAGCCATACCGTGTCAACAGGAGCACGATCCCACCCCTTTAATCTACATACCTTCTCGGTTTCAGTTTTATAGTAGTTAAGACTCATACTTAATATACCATCGAGGTATAACTTTAAACTAGTTGATACCTATTTTGGTATTCTTGTCCAATTTGTTTCCTGTAGTGCTCGTATTCACTGGACGATCCAAAAGGTCCCTGGTTGTGTCAATTTCCTTGGCGTACGCGATATACTGAGCTACACCCGTTTGAATCTGACCGACAGCTGTATCGATGACACGGCCGTTCATGTACTTGACCTGCTTCTTAACTTCTTTATTGTGATCACCGGAATTGTTGATGAATACCACGCGCATGAGACTGTATAAATCATCAGGGTTCTGATAATCTATGGATATACCACTCTTATTTTTAAAGGCCTGACGAATCCCACGCTGAAGCAATTCGGTATTGAACTCAGAAAAAAAGAGTGAGTTCAGAGGAGTCTCGGTTTGTTTGAGAGAATTGAGGTAACTCATTTAATATACTCGCCGAAAAAAATTATATGTAAATAGTAAATGCTGAACATGTCCAACTTCGACGAAGCGTATGCTCAACATCCAAGATTAAAGAAGGAAGCTGAAATTAGCTGCAAACCCCCAGCATGCTTCGTAGGTTCGTATGCCCCAGTCTCCAAGGCTGGTGAGGAAGGTGCTTTTTTCGTAAACACATATCTTCTTCAACCCAATCGCAAAATGGAAGTGGCGGGAACTGTCCCCGTCCGGAGTAAAGACTTAGAATGTAAGAAGTAAGTTAAAAATAAAAATTTAACAATAGGTATATGAGAGTTATTAAACGCTCAGGTCGTATTGAGGATATGAAATTTGATAATGTCACCAATAGGATCAAGAATTTAACGTATGATCTCTCAGGAAATTGTGATTCGTCTAAGGTTGCGCAACAGGTATTTTCTTCCATGTACGATAACATCACAGCTCAAGAAATTGATATACTTTCAGCCGAAATTTGTATCGGAATGATCACATCTGACCCAGACTATGAAATTCTCGCGACCCGTATTATTGCGAGTAACATCCAAAAGGTGTGCCCAAACAACTTCCATCTCGCTATGAGAAAGCTTCATAAAGCTGGTATTATCACCGATGAAGTTGTCGAAGTCGCACAAAAGGTCAAAGAGTTTATTAAATCTGATCGTGATTTTGACTTTGGTTATTTCGGTTTGAAGACTCTCGAAAAGAGTTATCTTCAACGCGTCGATGGAAAGTTAGTAGAGACACCACAGTATATGTTTATGCGAGTTTCTATCGGTATTCATGGTAAGGATATTCAGGGGGTACTGGAAACATATGACAAAATGTCTCAGGGGTTTTTCATTCATGCGACACCTACACTGTTTAATGCTGGAACACCCAGGCCTCAGATGTCTTCATGCTTTCTCATCGCTAATAAGGGTGATTCAATCGATGGTATTTATGGTACACTAACAGAGTGTGCCCAAATCTCGAAATGGGCAGGTGGGATCGGTATGCATATTCACGATATTCGTGGCAATAAGTCTCGTATTCGAGGCACCAATGGCCAATCCGATGGGATTATTCCGATGCTTAGGGTATTCAACGCCACGGCGCGCTATGTCAACCAGGCTGGTAGGCGCAAGGGTTCTATCGCAGTGTACATCGAACCATGGCACGCAGATATCATGGATTTCCTGGAACTTCGTCTCAATCAGGGTGATGAAGAAGCTCGATGCAGGGATCTCTTCTCAGGCTTATGGATTCCTGACCTGTTCATGAAGAGGGTTGAAGAAGGTGGGAACTGGTCACTTTTCTGCCCCGACAAAGCCAAGGGTCTCTCTGATGTGTACGGTGAAGAGTTTGAAGCACTGTACACAAAGTATGAAGAGGAGGGTCTCGCCAATTCAACTGTTCCAGCGGCTGAAGTCTGGAAAGCGATTCTCAAGTCTCAGACAGAGACTGGGACTCCCTATATGCTGTATAAGGATGCATGCAATCAGAAGAGTAACCAAAAGAACTTAGGTACGATTAAGAGTTCCAATTTGTGTACCGAGATTATTGAGTACACAGATAAGGACGAGACTTCAGTTTGTAACCTGGCATCTATCGCTCTCCCCAAATATGTAAACAGGGAGGCGAAAACATTTGACTTTGATAAATTACACGAAGTCACTAAGATTGTTACGAAAAACCTGAACCGCGTGATCGATAGAAACTTCTATCCGGTTGAAACGGCGAAGAAGTCTAATATGAGACATCGTCCCATTGGTCTAGGTGTTCAAGGTCTCGCAGATGTATTCATTCTGTGTGGTCTCGCATTCGACTGTGAAGAATCTCGACAGTTGAACGCACAGATTTTCGAAACTATGTATCACGCATCACTCGAAGCCTCATCCGAATTGGCGGAAGTTGACGGTTCGTATGAAACATTCGAAGGTTCACCAGCTTCTCAGGGTATTCTTCAGCCATCTATGTGGGGTGGTGAGGCTAAGTACCCACTTAGGTATGATTGGACTGAAATGGCTGAGCGTATCAAGAATAAGGGTCTTAAGAACAGTCTTCTCATGGCACCGATGCCTACTGCTTCTACTGCACAGATTCTCGGTAACAATGAATGTTTTGAACCGTACACGACGAACATCTATCTGCGACGCACACTTGCGGGTGAATTTGTAGTGGTGAACAAACATCTCGTAGATGACCTAAAGAAGGCGGGTCTCTGGTCCAAGGAAATGAAAGATCTCATGGTCAAGGCGGGTGGGTCTATTCAAAACATTGTCGATATTCCCGATGATATTAAGAAACTTTACAAAACTGTATGGGAAATTAGCCAAAAATGTATCATCGACATGGCAGCTGATCGCGGTAGGTTCATAGACCAATCGCAATCGATGAATCTGTTCATGGAAAGTCCCACAATGTCCAAGTTGTCTTCGATGCATATGTACGCGTGGAAGTCGGGTCTTAAGACCGGTATGTATTATCTGAGATCTAAGGCAAAGGCTCGACCAATCCAATTCAGTTTAGAACCAGACTGTGTCGCATGTTCGGCTTAAAGTTTTAACCACACTATAAATTAGAAATGTCGAAAATTAATGAAGCTATCAACAACCTTGAAATCGGGGAATATAACAATCGAAAAGTAGTTCTATCGACAAAACAGGGAACTCCTATGCGTATTCAGTTTCCGAGGTTGTATATGCCATTTGGTGTGTCAGGATTTACACCTGAAGTAGGAATGACGAAGTATAATATCGACTTTGCATTGAAGGGACACGATGAAGATGGTAGTTATATTAAAAAATTCTATGAAGGTATTCGTGAGATTGAGGATAAGATCATAGAATCAGTCGTAAATCAAAGTGAAAAGATTTTTGGTAACCAAATGACAAAGGATGAACTCGTACCAATGTTCAATTCCAATGTCAAAGAGTCACCCGATAGGGAACCCAAGTTTCGTGTAAAGGTTGACACTGATCATCAAGGATTGATTAAGGCTGGTGTTTATGATTCCGATAAGAACACGGTAAAGGCGGAGGTTTCTAATGGTCTCTATTCAAGAAATTCGGGTCATGCTATTGCTGAGTTAAATAGCGTGTATTTCTTGAACAGGAAGTTTGGGTGTACTTGGAAGCTTCATCAGCTCGTTGTATACGAGCCTCAAAATTTAAAAGGTTTCCAGTTTCTTATTTAAAATCGGAGATTTTGGGGAAGCCCACTTTGACCATTGACAGGTGTTACCATACCACTACCCACTTGGTTCCTAAAAGCCGCGTTAGGCCTGTAATTCCTGGCACCACCGGGCATGTTTACATAAGCACCACCATTGGGCCCCTGCATGATGCGACGACCCATATTATCCATATAATTCATAGGCATTTCTTCACCAAATTGAAGACCACTGGCTTGTGCCTCCATTCGAGCCTTCTCGAGTGCTTGGTTATGAGCCTGTGTGGCCATGTTAATAGCCTGGCGATGCGCCTTTTGGGCCATGTTACGCCCCTTTTCTATCGCTGAGAGGGCCTGTTTGGTGGTATTCTCTGCCATCCTGCGTCCATCCGCTTGAACCTTGTTAGCTATCGCTTTACCCTTAAAATTCGCCCTCCCATTGGATGGCACCGCATTGGCAACTTTCTTCACTGCGCTGTTATTTTTAGGCTTGTTACCTGTAGCTGTAGCAGCACCGGCTTGGGCCATCACACCTGGGGCGGCAGCCTTGGCCTTGTTGGCGACCGCCTTGGCTTGAGACTGGGCCTTGTTCGCGACCGCCTTGACTTGGGACTGGGCCTTGTTTGCAGCAGCCTTGGCTTGAGCCATCACACCCGGAGCGGCAGCCTTGGCCTT